AGGTAAGATTTATAAAAACGTTATTTTAAAGATCAAAAAAATTAAAACTAATAGTTTATATACAAATAAGAAAAAAGAGTCAGAAACAAAGCGTATTGACTCCGCAGCAAAGTCTATAGTAATAAAAAAAGAAGACATAGATGGAAAATCAAAAGTCATTGATAAAAAAGAAAGTATTACCGGCAATATTGTTGTATATTCTCTTTTATTATTACTTATTATTGCTATTGTTATATTTGTTAGGAAAGTATATAAAGCGTATACCGTATAATTTAAATAATAAATATAATGGCAAAACAAACTGTAGTTACTGCAAAAATAGAAAAAAGCATATCAAGACCCGGAATTCATTCAAAAACCAAAACGTCTAAAATAAAAACTTCTAAACTTTATAAGAAAGCATATAAAGGACAGGGCAAGTAAAAAGTGGGTAATACATGTAATATATATACTATATCAAATCAAATTAAATTATGTCAGATGCAATAGTTAAGAATCTTAGCTTTGGGCAAGATGCTCAAGATAAGGTGTTCGAAGGCATTACAAAATTAACAAAAGCAGTAAGTTCAACACTTGGCGCTGGTGGTAAATGTGTAATGTTAGAAGATAATCAAGGAAGACCAATTATAACAAAAGACGGGGTTACCGTTGCGGATAGTGTTATTTTATTGGATCCAGTCGAAAACATGGGAGCAAGGCTTTTAAAAGAAGCAGCTCGTAAAACGGTTAAAGAAGCAGGCGATGGTACAACTACCGCAACTGTATTAGCTCACTCAATATTAAATGAAGCTTATAAAGTTCAATCAAAGCATAACGCAAGAGAACTAAAGAAAGGTATTGAAGAAATGACTGATAAAGTAATTGCTTACTTAGAGTCAATTGCAGTGCCAGTTACAGGAGATATGATTGACAATATTGCAACCATCTCAACTAACAACGATCCAGTATTAGGTAAAATTATTGCCGATGCTTTTAGAGCCGTTGGAGAAACCGGAATTGTAATGATGGAAACATCAGCATCAGCTGAAACAGAAATAGAAGTAATTGAAGGTGTACAATACGATAAAGGTTTAGTTAACTCACATTTTATAACTAATCCAAACAAAAGGGTTGCAGAATTAGAAAATCCAGTTGTATTGATTATTGAGTCACCGGTAGATAGTATTAGACAAATACAGTCAGTACTTGAACACGTTATAAAAACAAATAAATCTTTATTGATTATTGCAGATATAGAAACAAATGTTTTGTCTGCCCTTGCAATGAATAAAGTAAAAGGAAATATAAAAGTAAATGTAATTAATGCACCAACTTATGGTGTTAATAAAAAAGATACCTTAATGGATCTTGCCTTATTAACTGGCGCAACAATTATAAATGAAGATTTAGGTGATGATATGGATTTAATACTACCGGAATATTTAGGTAGTTGTTTAAAAGCCGTAACCGATGATTCAGAAACGGTATTACAAGTTAATAGTACAACCGAAGAAGTACAACTATTAATTGATGAATTAAAAGCACAACTTGAAGGAAAACTTAATCCTGCTGAAGTTATTCGTTTAGAAAGAAGATTAGCAAGATTATCTGCAAAGGTTGCTGTTGTAAAAGTAGGCGCTAATTCAGATGTTGAATTAAAAGAAAAAGCAGATAGAGTAGAAGATGCAATATGCGCTACTAAAGCAGCTATTAAAGAAGGGATTGTTCCAGGTGGAGGAATTGCTTTATTAAACGCGTCGCAAACATTAGCCGGGATTAATATCGGAGAGTGGGCCTTACTTGATGCAATTAAAGCACCGTTCAATACAATACTTGCTAATGCAGGAATTGAGGATATAATGAATAAGTTTGTTGAGGGTGATGGATTAAATGTAATGACTGGTGATATTGTTAATATGATTGAAGCCGGAATTATTGATCCATTATTAGTTACAAAATCAGCATTAAGAAATGCATCTTCTGTAGCTGTTACCATATTATCAACAGACTGTGTGATAAATAACCTTCGAGCATAATGAAAGCAATAGGTAACAATATTATAATTTCGTTAAAGAAAACGGGATTAAGTAAAACAGAAGGCGGTTTACTTTTAGCAGAAAAAGATAAAGAGAATATAAGATATAAAGAAGCGGTTATAGTTTCTATAAGCGACGAGATAAAAGCATTGAACATTGGAGACGTCATTTATTATGACAAAAGCGCCGGTCACGGTATAGATTTTGAAGGCAATGATTATAAGGTTATAAAATTACAAGATGTTGTAATTGTTTTATGAGAAAGCTAGAAGCAAAGGATGTAAAGAGTCTTGGCTTATTAAAACATTACCGATTAATACGCAGATGGGCTTGTAGAAACAATGGATTAACCGATTCAGATTTAGAATTACTAATATATTTTGATTGCATGGAATTCTTTACCAAGCAAGATTATAAGATTGGTACGTACGCTTACAGTTGGGACAATAAACGCTGGAACAATTTGTTAAAAGAAGGGTGGATAGTAGTATGGCGAAATAGAAACCATACAACCCAAAAATACAACATATACAAAGTTTCATTTAAGTGTAAACAACTGATAAACCGCATGTATCGTATAATGTTAGGAGAAGAAGATATTCCAACAAGACCAAGGAATAATAGTATAATGAAAGGTAAAACATATACAGATGTAGTATTGCAAACAGCAATAGATCATTTGAATAAAGATAAAACAAGGAATCATGGCATATAAAACAAAAAGCAGTCCAATGATGCAAACTTTTGGGGTTGCCGGAATTGAGGATCCAAACGGGCAGATAACACCGGGCACTACGCCACAGTCTACCCCTGTTCCTCCTGTTACTGTACCAACAGTGCAGAATCCGCAATCAATAATCCCGCAACCAAGTATTCCAAATCCTTCTTCGCAAGGAACAAGAGTACCTGCGGCGGCAAGCATTATTGCGCCAAGACCCGCAACGGTTAGGCCATCAAGAGCAGGCAGTTTTAATTCGCCTGAAATGATTAGCAATACTATTAATCCAAAAGCGTTTAGTAATTCAAAAGCAATTAGCGGAGTATATGGTAGAGCAAATAAAGGTACGTTCACTAGAACAGTGCAAAACAATGAATCCCCAATGATGCAATTGGCAAACCCAGGGATGTTGCAAGACGGTCCTCAATTGCCTCCACAGGAAGTACAAACAAGTGTAACGCCTACATTAGGCTTTGAAAACAGTTAATTATGAATATAAATGCAAAAAAACACCCAATGACTCCATTTGACAAAGAAGCAAAAATGTCAGGGGTAGGAGCAAACGCTTTGTGGGACGGTCCATTTGATACAACAGCATATCCTAAAGGACCAGGATATAGTGCCGGTAAAGACGGGATAAAACTTAGATTTGATGAACCAAGTTGCTCAAGTGAGCCTATAACTCAAAGAGCAAAAGCAAGAAGATAATGCACACACCAGATTTAAAAATGTATTTATTAAACGCGGTAGCACTTATAGTAAGTCTTAGCGATAGAGTAGAATCTACTTTAAAAATAGTATTATTAGTAGTGTCTATTGTATATACATGCATACGTATTTTAGATTACTTTAAAAATAAGAAAATAAAAGAATAATAACAAACAATTAAAACAAAAACAAAATGGCTAAATTCCTTTCAATTTACGTTACTGCTGCCGGATTAAACGGTGGAGAACGTTTAATTAACGCTGATCAAATTGTAACAGTAACTCAAGCTTCTGCTACAACAACTACTATCTTTTTAGCTCCTGTTGGCGGATCTACTACAGACGTGCTTACTTTAACTCATACTTCTACTGGTACAACACCGTCTATTAAAGCGGCTGTTAATGCGGCTATTAGTGCTGTTCCTGGAGGACAAACTGTAGCGGTTAGTTTCCCGCAAGGTATAGTTTGTACTGCGGTAGCATTAGGATAATAATAATTTAGAACAACCGTAATTAATTTTGCGGTTGTTTTATTAAATAAACAATTATGGCGTTTATAATGAAGGGAGCACCTTATGATATGGACAATACTCCAATCTATAGTACAGACATGGATGGGAACGTATTAGGTATGGCGCAAAATAATGGAGCAATCTTAATTAATAAAGACGTGTCCCCTTTAGAATTACAAAAGAATAAAACTATATCCCATGAGAAGGTTCATATAGATCAAATGAAACGTGGTGATTTGGATTATACTGATACTCATGTTATGTGGAAAGGAAAGAAATATTCCAGAGCAACTATGGAGGAAGGTTCTAAGAAACTACCTTGGGAAATAGAAGCTTATAAAAAACAATAAATACACGTAATAATAATATTATATAAATCTAATATTATTTAATTATGAAAAAAGTATTTTTAATTATCGCGATTGCATTATTTAGTTTAAACTCTTTTGCTCAACAAAAAATTAATGTTGATGATTTAGTTGGTTATTGGAAACCTAGTGAAGAATCTTCACAATTGTTTTTTTGGAAAGACTGTAATGGAAAATTGCAAGTTCAAGAAATTTGCGGATCAACTGGAGAACCAATCGATTTAATTCGATTAAAAATTAATGAATACAGTTTAACAATTGACACAATTTTTAAACCAAACCAATGGGTTATAAATAGTGAATATTTTTTAACAGAAACAAATATATTAATTTGTCACATTACTGGAGACGCTAATGTAACAATATATTATACTAAGATTAAATAACAAACCAATAACCAACAATTAAAAAAAACAAAATGGCATACACACAAAAACCAGGTAGAGGTAACAATGCAAAAACAGGTCATGGCGTACCCGCTCCATTCAAGCAATATAATAGTCGCGGTCAAAACGCAACAACAGCCGGAAGATATGATGATTGGGATACCAATAACCCAAAATTTCAAATTAGAGAATACGCTAATCAATCAGCTTCTCGTGATAGTTCAGCTGTTGCTACTAAAGCAATAAAATTTGGAGTAAGTCCTAGAGAAGCTAAAAAAATGGGTAGCGAAGCGGCTAATGCAACAAGAGTTAACTTTGGACAAGGAGATTTAAAAGTTGATGTTAAAACAATACCTGGAGGAGAAAAGTATACTCAAAAAGTAAAACCTGCAACTAATCCAAAAACAGGAGCAAAGGTTAAAGTTGTTCCTCCTGTAAAACAAAAGATGAGTAAAAAAATGTCGCCAATGAAGCAAATGGAGACGCTTAAAAAAATTGGTAATAAAATCTATAAAGGCGCGGAATATCTTAGCGAAATGGCTGAAGGTAGACATGGGAGTGCAAATTATAGTGAATCCGACGAAAGTATGAGACAAAAAAATCTTCCGTCTGCAAAAAACCCAAAAACTAACGAGGTTAAGAAAGAGGTTAAGAAAGAGGTTAAGAAAGAGGTTAAAAAAGCTTCTCCAGTTAAACAAATGGAGACAATTAAAAAAATTGGTCGTAAAATTTATGATGGCGTAAAATATGTTTCAGATGTAGCTGAAGGTAGACATGGAAGTGCAAATTATAGTGGTGGAGACGAATCTATGAGAATAAAAAATATTGTTAGAAATAAGAAAACCGAAGACGTTAAAAAAGAGCCTAAAAAAGCAACCCCTGCTAAAATGAAAAAATGCTAAATGAAAAATCTATCAACAACAGGTTATAAAAAAAATAGTCCTGATAAAGATAGACCTTATAATGTAATACCTAGCGGGGACATCACAATGAAAAACGTAGATTTCCCCGTTTTGGGTATTGATAATGAAGGCAATTCCAAAATGATGCAACCAGGTGAAGATTATTCTTTTCCGGGTGATACTGTTTTAGAATTTAAAATTGGAACAAAAAACAAAAGTAAAATATATAATAAAATATTTAAAAAATAAATTATGGGACAATACGGTAATCAACCAGATTTTGGAACAAGAGCGGTGGCAATAACGCCTAAAGGATTTGCTGGTGGTAGTTATGTAAATGTATCATATCAAGATGGAGATAATAATACGGAAATTGCTCCTTTTACAAATACAAATTTAAATGTAAGTACCTTTAGAGATGGGGTTGCAATTTTAAAGGCGTCTAATTTAACTGAATGGAACGATTATTGTGATTCTGGTGAAGAATGTTGGGCGTATTATAATTTTGATGATTCTTTTACTAAGTTCGGCAAAATATATAATAAATTTGCAGTTCAAAATAATAATTTATATAGTCAAGGCTATAGAATGTGGGAATCAGGTGTTTTAAATCAAATGTCCCAAGACCTGTATAATCCGGATTTAGGACTAAAATTAAAATCTATACCAACCGGTGCTGACGGCAAAGATGTTGATGGCACGACTCTGTGGTTATATGCTCAAGATAGACAAGGGGAAGATACTTTCGGATTTACCGCATTACCAGGCCCAATTTTTCAAGATAATACTTGGTCAAATCAAGGTGAATATGCAGGGTTTTGGACGGATGATTCTAGTATTTTTGCTGAATTGGCATACACTAATTTAACCATTAAGAAACAAGATGTTAAAAGTATTTACGATGGATATTATGTTAGATTACAAGTAGACACTGATCCTGATCCAGCCAAAGCGCCCGTAAAACCAGAGCCATTAAATTCAGCGGCATTGTATGTAGGTACGGGCGGAGATTTAATAGTTACTATTGTAGGTAGTAAAACGCCGGTTATGTTTAAAAACGTACCAGACGCATCGTTTTTACCAATCATTGTAAGTAATGTATGGGAAAGAGGAGATGATGGACTAACTACAGCATCTGATATTATAGCAATTTACTAATGGGATTTGGAATTGGCATAGGAATGGGTTGGCCTAATGCAACATCAGGAGGAGGCGCTATTCCGTTAAGATCTGGATGGTTCATTGTCGCTATGAGTTGTGCTGGAGGAGAGTTTGAGAGTGCATCTACAATATATGTGTCTAATGTAGATTGGCAGCAAGGTCAGTATGTATACAGTAATAACTTGTCAACTAGAGTATTGTTAGGCACTTTTTATGAATCCGACCCGGATTTAAATGTTCAGTTTAATGTGGAAGGTCCCGCTTATAATGATTGCGGTTAATAAATAATAAAATGAAATAATATGACAACAGAAGAAATTGCAGCAAAATTAAAATACCTTTTAACATTATCATAATAACAAATTAACAATTAAATTAAATAAAATGGAAGTAGTAAAACAAATTACAGCAGAACAATTAGAAAAAGTAGTAAGTCAACAAAAAGATTTACAGGTGTTATTAACTAACATTGGAATATTAGAATCTCAAAAACACGGATTCTTACATCAATTAGGCGAATTAAATAAAATGATTGAAGATTTTAAAGGTGAATTAGAAGCGGAATACGGACCAATCAATATTAATATAGAGGATGGGTCGTATACTGAAATAGAAAAACCAATTGAAGAGTAATGAATTCGGTAATTCGCAAGATAAGCATTGGATCTGATTATAAGAACGATGCCATGCATTATTCATTAAATCAAAGTGTATATGGGGGACATGAAATCTCTCATATACTTTTTGACGAAGAGGATAACTCCTACAATATATATATTAAAAAAGAAGACGAAGTAATGCCTTGGAAGAAGTTTAATTCTAACATGAGCATTGCCGTTGAATACGATTTAGAATATTAAAGTGACCGGAGTATTTGATTTCATAGTTAAACCTGTGGGGTCTAGGTATGAAAATAGTATTGATATTGATGGTAAAGAATTAATAGTAAATACTAAGATAGAAAGTTTTAAATCTGTGAATAATATAGCTGAGGTGGTTTCAATACCATTAGCATATAAAACAGATATAAAAGTTGGTGATACCGTAATCATACATCATAATGTCTTTAGAAGATTTTATGACATGAAGGGTAAACAAAAAAACAGTAGGTCTTATTTTAAAGAAGACTTATACTTCTGCAGTTCAGATCAAATCTACTTATATAAAACAGATACAGAATGGAAATCATTTGGCGATAGATGTTTTATTAAACCATTAAAAAATATAGACCATTTAAAGCTTGATAAAGAGCAAAGACTAATTGGTATATTAAAATATGGAAATGACTCTTTAAAAGAGCTTAAAATCAATCCTGGCGATTTAGTGGGTTATACTCCTTATGGAGAATATGAATTCATTGTAGATAATCAGAGATTATATTGTATGAAATCTAATGATATTGTAATTAAATATGAATATAAAGGAAACGAAGAGGAGTATAATCCAGGCTGGCAAGGAAGCGGTCGATGAATTAATCAAAGTAGCTAAGTCTCCAATATTAATGGGTAATGAAGATGATCCAGAACCAGAAAAATTAAAGAATGCCGCAGCCACAAAGAAGCTAGCTATATTCGATGCTTTTGAAATCCTTAATAGGATTGAAGAAGAAGAAAGAATGTTAGAGGAAAGCGAAAAAGAACCAACGGCAAAGACGTTTAAAGGTTTCGCAGAAGGGAGATCTAAGTAATGTACGAAAATACTTTATTTAAAGTTTTACCGGATTATATTAAACCAAGCGTTTTAAAGAAAGAAAATAGACTTAAAACATGGAAGTACGGTTATAATAAACAACACGATATAGTTGTTATTAGTAAAACTGGAAAGATTGGCGAAATATACGAACTTCAAAATCTAAAGATTGCTTTACCTTTATTAGAAGATTCATATAAAAGAAACGATAAAAAGGAATTACAATATTGGGAACAATTAGAAATACCAAAAGAACTCAGTAAAATAAAAAATGTATTTGATTGGAATAAATATCCTGATACATTTAAAGAGAAGTGGTTTGACTATATTGACGAAGAATTTATAAGAAGAGACGAGGGATTTTCATTTTATAGTAATGGGATTCCTACATATATAACAGGTACGCACTACATGTACTTGCAATGGAGCAAGATAGACGTTGGTGCACCAGATTTTAGAGAGTCAAATAGATTGTTCTTTATATTCTGGGAAGCTTGTAAAGCAGATCCAAGGTGTTACGGAATGTCCTATTTAAAGAATAGACGTTCTGGATTTTCATTTATGTCTTCTGCAGAATTGGTTAACCAAGCAACAATATCAAGCGACTCAAGATTTGGTATACTATCTAAGTCAGGAGGTGACGCTAAAACAATGTTCACCGATAAAGTTGTTCC